CCGCACCCGCTCAGGGTTGTTAGCAATACCGTCAGAATTGCGTAACGCATTGATAGTCCTCCGTAAAACTTCCTCGTTGGCTGCGGCTTCCATCTCCTGAACCGCATCCGCTCTGATCTTCAGGTACACGCCACCGCTGATACTAAGAACTAGTATCAGGATGGCGATGTATCGGCCTATTGGGGAGAAGAGGAAAGGGATCATTGGCTGAGTAACCCCTGTGTTCCCGAAGCAGCCATGCCTGTCAAAAGCTGGCGGGCAATGATTGCATCCGGTGTTCCACCCATAGCAATTTGCTGAACCCTACGCAAACCGTCAGGACCAGACGTAAGAAGCTTGGACAATTCACGCGAACGGCTTTCCATTGCCGCCTGCGTAAAGCGTTCACCAGCCGCCTTAAGCGGCGATGTGACGGCTTCTTTAATGTTTGGCGACATCGTGTCCAAGAACTCTTTGTTAAACGCGGTCAAAGAACCCTGACGCTGACGCTGACCAGTTGCCTGCAAAACATCAAGCAATCCTGTGACGTTTTGAGGATTGCCGCCTGATGCTTCAACCGCTGCCAGAAGGTTCTTTTCAGCCTGCGGATTGCGGCGCAAGAACGTCGCGAGACCAGCGCCACCAAACTCATTTGGTGCGCCCATAGCCGTAACAGCGTTCACGCTCTTATTTGCTGTAGCTTCAAGCTGCTGGCGAATAAGCTGCTTTGCAAGCTCCGGATCGCGGTTAGCAATGGATTGGAAAACATTGCTGATACCGCGTTCACTACCAGGCAAAGGAGCAGCAGGAAACAGCACGCCTGCTTGCGCCGCAGGAGTTTCAGCAGCAGCAAGCTGACCGCTTGGGCTTGCTGCAAATTTTTCAACTTTGCGGCTCTGACGTTCAAACTCTCGACGGCCTTGTGCAAACGCATCAACGTTTCGCTCAAGGCGATCACGCAGAGCATTTAGCTTTTCTCCAAGAACAGAACTTTGCTCCTTGGATGTAGCCTCAGCAAGATAGGCGGGGTTCTCAATTTTTGTGTCGCGAAGATATTTGCGAACGCGATCAAGCGTCTCAAAGTCAGTGACGTATTCTTCCGGAACAGCTTTCTGCCCAGGAACAACTTCGTAGCGAATGATATTGCCCTGAGCATCTTTAACTGGCTGACGGACAGATGCCGTCTCCGGAGTTGCTTTGCGAGCAATCAGAAGGTCTTCCATCTGTTTCAACGGGCCAGACAAGATTCCAGACTTATCAGAAGCAGCAGTAGCTCGAATATCGTTTACGATTGCCGCTACAGCGTTCGGATTAACGCTAACTTGCTTTGCCGCCTGATAATAAGGCTCAACCGCCTGAGAGCGAAGCTTGTCAACGTCAGAGCGAATTTCTTCGCCAATCTTTTGAGTGCGAAGCGGAATATCGTACGGGCGTTCAACCCTTGCAGAAATATCTTGAAGCATAGCTTCTGTAGCGGCTTGGGTCTGGGCAGGGCGATTAGCCATAAACGGCTGGAACACTTCGCCGCCACCCTTTGAGCCTTCCAAGATGCGCTGCAATTTGCCCATGTTCGTCGCGTTGCCCGTGACGAACTGGATAGCCTCAGACGATGTAAGGTCAACACCACGCGCTTTTGCGGCTTCCATCAAGGAGATAGCTTTTTCAAACTGATCTTTGCTTGCGCCCTTTGATGCCCATTGAAGAAGTTCTGTTGGAACAGTATCGCGCAACGCGCCGATACCGCGCACAACTTCGCCAAGAGTTCCTACGCCACCGCCAATAGCAGCGCCGAAAAGAGCTTCGCGCTTTGCTTCTTCTTGTTTTGCCTTAAAGCGTTCTTCTTCACTAACCATGCCGGTAGGTGCGGCAGCGCCAGCAGCAGCGCCACCGGCAGCACCTTCCAAAGCAGAGCCAACAATTCGGGCGGGAGCAGCAACAATAGCAGGAACAGCCTCAACGCCTGTGATTGTGCGTCCCAGAGCCTTTAGACCACCCAAGCCAAACTGCGCCAGCTTTGCTCCAGCCGTAAACGGAGCAATAGCCGCACCGGCCTTGCCGATAGCTTGACCACCCGGTTCGCCAATTTCTTTCAGTGCCTGAGTTGCTTCAGCCGAAGCTCTGCCGCCGTATTCTTGCGGAAGAAGCTCACCAATGCCTGTAAACATCTGTCCAATACCGGACAGAGTTCCCATGCCAACGGCTTGCTGCGCCTTTTGATAGGCTTCCAAGTTTTCCTTGGAATACCAATCAGGACGCTTTGCAGGCGCGCCTTTTAGATAAGCATCAGGGTCAAACGCTGGCTGTTGTTTTAGGTAAGCATCCGGATCAAAATCAGCCATTACTGAACTCCAAGACGCTGTTTAATTTGAGCGGCGCGAGGATCATTAGGGTTTTTGCTGGCCCAATCCAATGCAGCTTGGTCTTGAGGTGCAAAAGTGCGTGCTGTTGGAGCAGCAGGAGCTTCCGCTTCTTTCTTTTTGGGAACATAAGCAGGAGCTTCAATCGGCTTCATCAGCGGGCTAAGAAGCTTTTTCATAGAGTCGCTGAGTTCACCCTGCTGATAGTCTTGGACCAGCTGGTTGTGACGCTCAATCTTTGTCTTATTGAGTTCAGCATCCTTAGCCAAGATGCGGCGCATTGTGCCTTCATCAAGCGCGATGTTACCGCCAGCAACATCAAGAGCGAAGTCTCTGTCCGTGTTGGACGGATTCGCACCAAGTGCCTTGGCAATTCCAAGAACCTTGTCTTTGACTGCTGCTTTATACGCTTCTGTGCTTTCAATCGTTTTCTGAAGCTCAGTACCAGGCTTGATACCAAGAAGATCGGTAGCTGCTTTTGCATACTTTGCCGCTTGCAACTTCTGAGGCGCAAACGAACCAGAGAAGATGCCTTCGTCCAACAGATCGGTAAGAGTATTAGATGTGGTCATAGAATCGCGAGCAGCCTTGGCTGCATCTTGTGATTCTTCAAAGTTTTTAACGGCAAGGCCCATAAACTGCTTTTCCATCACATTCTCAGGACGATTGATAGTCGGAATGTGATAGCCGGTAACTTCTGTCTTGCCTGATGGATAATACGTTACTTTCTTGAAGGCTGGCTGGCCTTCCGGAATATCCATCTGCTTACGCTCTTCAGCGGTCAAAGGAACTTCGTTTGTACGAGTTTCCGTCGAACGCTTAATCATGAGCTGCTTTGCAGCTTCTTGGCGTTGAGCAACAGGAAGGCTTGCAAGAGATGCAAGGTCTTCTTGAGTAAGATTGCCGAACACGCCTGTTCCAGCGCCAGCGGTTGTAGCACCAGCAGCAGGAGGTGTAACGGTTGTTGTGCCAGCACCAGTAGCTCCCGCCGCAGGAGCGCCACCCATAGCCGCTTTCAAGCGAGTATTGAACTCTTCATTGCCTTGAACTTCTTGACGAAGCTTCTGGGCTTGAAGACCAAGCATCTGCTGCTTCATCAAAGCTTGTTGCTGCTGCGTGTACTGCCCCGGAATGTTACCAATTTGCGCGAGATACTTTGCGCGCTCACCCGGCATCTGCTTCTGGCCTGCGGCGAGAAGAAGCGCACCCAGCGAACCAAGCTGGTTGTAACCGATCAGGTTCTGCTGCTGAGGCGTAAGACCAGTGTTGGGATCAACAGTCTTGTTGTCGCCAAGGCCCATAAAGCCGCTGACCTTATCATACCACGGTGTGTTGTCTTCTTCAGCCATCTTAAGTCCTCAACCCTTTACAAAGCCTTCGGGCATGGCATTAGCAACCTGAGTTGCAGCGTTCCAATCAATACGATACGGAGAAACTGCTGGAGGCGTATAGGAATTGTTCAGCAACCCACCGATCTGCTGGGCAAGAGCAGGGTCGTTCTGCATTGCGCCGAGAAGACCCGGAACGTTCATCTGCTGCATCAGAGCCTGATTAAAGTAGTTGGACAGCGCCTCATGCGCCGGACCAAAATACTTCTGCTCTGTCTTCGCCTGCGCCATCTGGGGCTGCCCACCCTGCATCGGCTGGAGCGCCTGCGAGATATACTGCGTAGGGTCGATTGCGTATGGATTCCAATCGTAATTATACATCCCAAGGTTTCCTTAGAAGACCCGCAAAAAGTTGCGGATTAGCTTGTGGGCGGTGGATTTGCCCCATTTGTTGAATAGGAGAATTAGGCTTAGCAGCGCCAGCAGACATAAGTCCGATTCCAAGAGAGGCGAGGCCCGAACCTCCTTTTGCCCAATCAGCAGGAGCTTCTGCTCCCGCCGCTGATGGCGTAACTTGAGCTACCTGAGCATTAACTTTCGCAGGATCAAGCAATCCTTGCGGAACTGATGCAAACGACATCTGATTCGTTTGAGGAAGCATAGACATGGAAGCCGTCTGCATAGGACCCGCCGCTTGCTGCGGCATAGTGGCGCCAAGAAGCCCGGTCATGCCAGGCTGAAGCTGGGCATATCCCACAGGCGAAGGAGCGGTGCCTTCGTAAGTTAGGCCAGATGCTTTCTTAGCCAAATCAATTCGGCTATCAAGAGCAGCGGCAGATTCTTTAGGACGCTCATATCCGCGCATAAATGCTTCGGTGGCACCGGCAAGGTCTTTGGCATTGCCCATTTTATCCCAAGTCGAAGCATAAGCTGGAGACTGTAAACGGCTCAAAACGAAATCTGTCTGAGCCTTCCAATCACCAAGATCGCGGCTGTTTTTTGAAGCCCAATCTTTATAGGCAGGAAGTTCGCCGCCCTTATTAAACTGATAAAGACCGTAGCTATCTCCCTTGTCACCAAGGATTGTAGGATTCAAAGAGCTTTCATGCCACGCATTACCAACCATCGCAGCGGCTCGCTGCGGGTCAACGCCCTGCGAGAGAAGATAGCGCATCTTCTCCTGAGCAAATTGCGTTTGATTATCAGCCATTCTTAGCTCCAAGAACCCAATGCGCTACTCATGATAGCGTCTTTAATCTTCTCAATCCGGCCACAGACTATGGCCCTTCTTTCGGCTGGAAGGTTTGCAATACGAACCTTGTTTTCCTCAAGGTAAGCCGTGCAATCCCAGCAATCCCGTCCGGTCTTTTCACCCTTGAAATAGTAATCAGGGATGTAAGCGCCTTCAACTTTCAGAAACTCAAACACATGGTCATCTGACCAGTGATAGATCGGGAAATCGTACTTTATTCCCTCAATAATATCACCGTTTTTAATACCAGACTTCCTGTCATCAGCGGCTCTCTGCCCACGCACAATGTGAGTCACTCCAGACTGCTGAATGAAATTGATCATGGGGTGCCAGATATTGTTGGCGCAGCAATTCAGATAGGACTGAATCTTAGGCCGATCACTATCAACAAAATTGCGCCCGTAGGTCGTATCATTGATAGGAACAATATCCGCAGGCCATCCTTCTTCAGCAACTTGCTGCGGCTGGTTGCCCATGACTTCTATGAAGTTGGGGAGCTTGGCTCTCCAGTATTTCATATAGTCCAGAGTTTCTTCGTACGCCGCGCCTGAGTTTACCCAGACAACGTTTAGTGTATCCCATTCTCTCTTCAGTAGATAAAGACAGGCCAAGCTGTCTTTCCCCCCGGAAAACTGAAGAATCTTCATGCTAGAAGATCGAAGCGCCGATAGAGGCGATAGAAGCGGCAGCACCCAAGCCAGTAAGCAAACCATTGCTCTGCGGGCCAGGGCCTGTTGAAGTTGTCTGCTGACCGTATGGCGTCATGCCGAGAGCCTGCAAAGGAATCTGGAGCTGCTGGAGCGGGAACTGCTGGGCTTCCTGATAAGCCTGCTGCTGCGCTGCAATCTGGGCCTGAGCCTGCTGCTGCGCGAGGTCCTGACCCGTCATGGCAGCGGTCAAGCCGCCCAAGAAGTTCTGCTGCTGCTGGCCTGCAAGAGAACCAAGACCCTGAGCCGCAGAAAGATTAAGACCAGCACCTTGAAGGCCAGCCTGCTGATTAGCCTGCTGCGCTGCAAGATTGCGCGCGATGTCAGACTGAGCAGCAGCCTGTGCCTGCGAATAATTCTGGGCCATAAGCTGAGAGGCAAGATTGCCAGCCTGCATAGCAGAACCAGCGTTTGTCACGCCTTCCTGCACGCCAAGACGCGAGCCACCAAATGCGCCAGACTTAATTGCCTGATCGCCAGCCTGATTGAGCGCCTGCTGGCGCTGCATATCAATCGCCTGCAAGCCAGAGCCGATCACGTTCTGGGTGTAGGGATTCATATAGGACGAAAGATCAGTGCCAGCCAAAGTCTGAGCCTGCACCTGAGCGGGATTGTAGTTCGTCAGGCCAGCGGCAGCGTTCTGAGCCAGACCAAAGGCCGGATTAGATGCACCAATGTTGGCCTGCAAAGCCCCAATGTTAGCCATCTGGCCTTGCGTCATATCAGCAACGCGAGGGCCTTCGTACGGACCCTTCATGTTTTCAGCGACCTGATAAGCCGCCGCTAGGTTCTTCTGTCCAGCGTCTTGGACCCATTGCGGGATTTCCTGCTTCTGGACTGTGGTCTGTGTACCGCCGCCACCACTCATTTGATGTTCCTAGTGTAAAGGACATGGCTGGATTTCCAGCCCATGTCTGATTCAAATTTCTTCCACCCGTAGCGAGCCGTAGCCCTGATAAAATCGCAACCCATTTCACCAGCAAATTGCACGACCTGATCGTGCAACTTTACCACATCATTAAGTCTTCCGGCAGCTAGGAAAACATTCAGATACTTTTTCCTGGGAGCTTGAACAATCTCAGTTACTGCCGCTGCCCCGTCATTCCAGAATATCTGGTAAATTCCTTCGTATAGACCCGTTTTGATGTCCACCCAATCATGGGTTCCACCACCGTGCACCAGAGCCTTCTTCAGCCGCCGGATAAGTTCTTCTGGCGGCATCGGATCAGACACGTGACTTACCATCATTAAGTGTAGATGTGACTGTGCCTGAGTCGCTGACGGTAATTGAGTAAACCGACCCGTTGGGTGATTGCAGCAGGATGCGAGATGTTGCCTCGTCTTTTGAGACAACAGGAATCATCGCCCTGCGAATCGTGTCCACAAACTGCTGCAAGAACGGCTGTAGCGCCCCTGCTGGCGGGATAGGTCCATTAAATATCATCTACCGGCTCCTGGGGCAACGTCGAGCCTGACCTTGCCTACTGACCAATCACCATCAGCCGCATTTTGAAAGCGAATACGGGCTTCACGGGCGGTTACGCGGGTATCAGTATAGCCATCTGCGCGGGGCGTATAAGGGCCAAATGTGCGTTCTGCACCTTCAGGTGTGAACTTGCCGTAAAATGTGATGTTTAGCACATTGTAGTTGTGGCCTGTGGCTGGAACAACTTGGCGAACTTCCATGAAGTTGTCGCCATTTCCAATGCCCAAAGCACCCGTTTCTACATAGACTTTGCCACCGCGGGTTTGACCGGCATCAAGATAGCCGATTTCATGCTCGTACATATTGCCGTCTGCGGCTCCCATGTACGGGTCTTTGTAGACTTCAGCCGGAGCCATAGCGGAACGGGACAGCGTACCCCAACCCCACCAGTTTTCGGCATATTTCAGATT